AAAATCCCTTGGCACTGACACAGATAAGTCTATAGCCAAAAAAGTTGGGTGTAGCCCGTCATACGTAGGCAAGTTGCGTAAGTATTCCTACTGGAATAAAGAACCACTACAAAAAATAGCTGTATATACAACTGAGCAGCTTGCAGGGGTTGACGATATTGCCTACGAACTGACTAAGGGCGGCAAGCCACCCAAAGAAGGTACGTACACACGTAGCAGTGTCCTTGATACCGCCAAGCAGTATGTCACCAAAGATCGTGCAGCTACGCATGGCGATATGGAGAATAACTTTGAGGCCATAGCTATGCTGTGGGAGCAGTATTTTAATTGTGAGTGGTCTTTCTCGCCCACCGATGTTGCGGTGATGATGGCCCTGTTGAAGGTCGCACGGCTCAAGTCCAACAAAGATAATCCTGACAACTACATAGACGCCTGTGGTTACATGGCGTGTGCGGGTGAGTTAGCATTAAAGAAAGTAACAAAGAAGTGAACCTTGTTACGTTGGACTTTGAAACCTACTACGCGCAAGACTTCTCTTTGTCGAAGATAACGACAGAGGAATATATACGTGATCGTAGGTTTGAAGTTATTGGGTTGGGGCTTAAACATGGCCCCAACTCAACCGAATGGGCGCAAGGTGAGGGTCAAGTAAAAGAACTATTAGGTTCCGTAGACTTTGCAAAAACTGGCGTCATTGCACACAACACGGCTTTTGATGGAGCGATACTAAGTTGGCGTTACGGGGTGAAGCCTAAAGCATGGTTTGATACTATGTGTATGGGTAGAGCCTTGCACGGTACAGAGCACAGTGTCTCGCTTAAAGCTATGTCCGAGCGATACGGTATTGGTGCCAAAGGCAACGAAGTTATTATGGCGAAAGGTAAACGCCTAGTCGATTTTACAACGCAAGAAATACGTGACTACGCACGTTATTGTATCAATGACGTAGAACTAACATACGAACTGTTTTCGCAGATGGTAAGGACGTTCCCCAGAAAGGAACTAAAGCTGATAGACCTTACCCTACGTATGTTTATAGAACCCTTCCTAGACTTAGACACAGGTTTGTTAGAGCAGCATCTTGAAGATGTGAAGAACCGTAAAGACAAATTGCTACTGGACGCAAACATTGCTGACAAGAAAGACCTAATGAGCAATGTAAAGTTTGCTGCGCTACTAGAAGAACTAGGTGTATCTCCCCCTAGAAAGATTAGCCCTACGACAGGCAAGGAAACCTATGCCTTTGCCAAGTCGGACGAGGCGTTTAAAGAATTACAGGAACATGAGGACGATAGGGTGCAGTCCCTAGTCGCGGCTCGCTTAGGTAACAAGAGTACACTAGAGGAGACACGTACTCAAAGGTTCATAGATATATCCAAGCGCGGCCTTCTACCTGTGCCGATCCGATACTATGCGGCACATACAGGTCGTTGGGGTGGGCAAGATAAGATTAACCTGCAAAACCTACCGAGCCGTGGGGCTAACGGTAAGAAGTTAAAGAACAGTATTATTGCCCCCGAAGGCCACAGTGTCATAGATGCGGATAGTTCCCAGATTGAGGCGCGGGTGTTAGCTTGGTTGGCAGGGCAAAACGATCTGACCGAAGCCTTTGCCCGAGGCGAGGACGTTTACATCAAGATGGCTGCACAGATATACGGTTGTGCCGAAGAGGAAGTTACCGGAGCGCAACGGTTTATCGGTAAGACCACAATCCTAGGGGCTGGCTATGGTATGGGTGCTGAGAAATTTGGTATACAACTAAAGACTTTTGGACATGAAGTTAGTCCAAATGAGGCCAAGCGGATAATCAATATCTACCGTGATACCAACTGGCGAATAAGTCAACTATGGCGCGAAGCACACCACGCGGTGAAGCAACTAGCGCAGGGTGTTTCAGGTTGTTTCGGGGCGTCTCATAAGGTTTCATATTGTGCCAAGCAGTCTGGTATAAAGCTACCTTCTGGGTTGTATATCTATTACGAAGGTTTGTCGGGCTACCAGAACTCACAGGGCGTTGAGTACACCTATAAGGTACGCCGAGGGCGCAGAAAACTATACGGTGGCAAGGTTGTGGAGAACGTGTGCCAAGGCCTAGCCCGTTGCATTATTGGTGAGCAAATGCTACGTATTGCTAAGAAATACCCTGTAGTCCTAACCGTTCACGACAGCATAGCTTGTTGCGTTCCTGACGAGCAGGTGGACGAAGCACAGCGATATGTAGAGGATTGTATGCGTTGGACACCTGATTGGGCCGAGGGACTGCCTATCAACTGCGAAAGCGGTAAAGCTAAATCATATGGGGAGTGTGAATAATGACTAAATACGTAGCAGTAGTGCCGTATGGTAATGAGGGTACTCAACCCTTAAACAACAATAGCTGTCCTTTGTACGAAGGCCTCCACACAATAGTCTGTGTAAGCAGTAGTGGCGACAGTATTTGCTCTGGTTTTACAGGATTTGCGAGTGATGATGTAGTAGAATGTCAAGAGACAAGCAGCGACAGGCGTTAGATATGACAAATGTTGCGCCGTGGTCTTTTAGTAAGATCAAAGCCTTTGAGCAGTGTCCAAAGCAGTTTTACCACGAGAAGATACTCAAGCAGTATCCTGTAGTTGAATCAGATGCTATGAGATACGGCACTGATTTTCACTTGGCTTGTGAAGAACATATACGGGACGGTAAGGATTTACCCGCGAAGTATTCCTACGCGCAGGGTGCGATGGACAGTCTCAACGCCAAGCAAGGGCGTAAGCTATGCGAAGAAAAGTTAGGGCTGACCGCAGACCTAGAGCCGTGTGGTTTCTTTGACGATGATGTTTGGTTCCGTGGTATAGTAGACTTGGTAATAGTAGATGATGATGTAGCTTGGGTTGTAGATTACAAGACAGGTAAATCCGCTAAGTACGCAGACAAAGGACAGCTTGAACTTATGGCCCTGACTGTGTTCGCGCATTTTCCAAGCGTACAGACTGTAAAGGCCGCACTTCTATTTGTTGTGTGTACGGCTATAGTAAAAGACACCTACCATAGAGCTTCCAGCTCAACATTATGGGAGAAGTGGCTCAGTAAGTATGGTAAGATGCAAAGTGCAGCCGATAACGATGTGTGGAACCCCCGAACAAGTGGGTTATGCAGACGCCACTGTGCTGTGTTAGAGTGCATACATAACGGAAGGAATTGATATGGGATATAAGAACAAGCCCCGCCCGTACAAGAAAGAATACCAGCAGCAGAAAGCGCGTGGTGAAACCAAGGCTCGTTCCGAGCGCCAACGCGCACGGCGCAAGATGGATAAGACAGGCAAAGATGCCAACAAAAATGGCAAAGCCGACAAGCGCGAGGGTAAGGATATCGCCCACAAGAAGGCATTAAGTAAAGGTGGCAAGAATAAGGACGGGGTAACTGTCCAAAGCCGTAAGAAGAACCGAGCCGCAGGGGGTGCTATGAGTAGCCCTAAAAGAAGAAAGTCCTAGGACGCGTCCTAGTAGGAGAACAACATGCAAATACTACAGGACAAGGCTCTGGTAATACCAGTAGTCCACCCAAAACAGATCACTTCTGTAATACCCAAAAGCAAAGAGTTAAAGGGTGACGAAGTGATAGTTCACTGGGGCATAGACGAGGTACATACGCTACGTAGTGTAGGTATAAAAGCACCGTCTCCGATCAGTAGACGTTACAAATGGACAGGCCAGTACACGCCGTTTGACCATCAGAAAAAGACAGCAGCGTTTCTCACGTTAAATAAACGTGCGTTCTGTTTTAACGAACAGGGTACAGGCAAGACAGCTAGTGCTATATGGGCGGCTGACTACCTTATAAATCAAGGCAAGGTTAACCGTGTGTTGGTCATATGCCCTCTATCTATTATGGATAGCGCGTGGCGTAACGATATGTTTAGTTTTGCAATGCACCGCAGGGTAGACGTTGCTTATGGCTCCAAGTCTAAGCGCAAAGCAGTTATAGAAGGTGATGCCGAGTTTGTAGTGATAAACTACGCAGGTGTAGAACTTGTAGAAGATGCCATAGCCGCTGGGGGCTTTGATCTAATTATCGTAGATGAAGCTACGCATTACAAGAACGCACAGACTAAGCGTTGGAAAGCCCTTAACCGCCTACTGCAAACTGATACGTGGTTGTGGCTAATGACAGGTACTCCTGCCGCACAGTCTCCAACAGATGCTTTTGGCCTAGCCAAGTTGGTGAACCCGCTAGGTGTTCCTAGGTTCTTTGGCGCGTTCCGCGATATGGTCATGTATAAAGCTACTATGTGGAAGTGGGCCGTAAGGGATACCGCAACCGACACAGTATTCAATGCGTTACAACCTGCTATACGTTTTACAAAAGAAGAGTGTCTGGACTTACCAGACATGGTGTACGTGAAACGTAAGGTGCAGCTAACAACGCAGCAAGAGTTTTACTATGAAGAACTCCGAAAGAAAATGATTACCAATGCAGCAGGTGAAGAGATATCCGCAGTGAACGCCGCCGTGCAAATGAGTAAGTTACTACAGATATCGGGTGGCGCGGTTTATACTGATGACAAGGAGACAGTTCAGTTTGATATCTCCAACAGGTACAGCGTCCTAAAAGAAGTAATAGCAGAGAGCAGCAAGAAAGTTTTGGTGTTTGTGCCGTTCAAACACACTATAGATTTGCTTACCGAAAAGCTACGAGCAGACAAGATATCCGCAGAGGTAATACGTGGAGACGTACCAGTACACAAACGCACTGAGATTTTTCAAAAGTTTCAAACAGAAGATGACCCTAAGATTTTGGTTATCCAACCCGCCGCCGCTGCACATGGGGTGACACTGACCGCAGCGAACACAGTCGTGTGGTGGGGGCCGACACCTTCACTGGAAACCTACGCCCAAGCTAACGCAAGGGTTCACCGCGCAGGGCAAACTCACAAATGCACTGTGGTGCAACTAGCAGGTTCTAGTGCTGAGAAACGTATATACAGTTTGTTAGATGCCCGTATAAACATTCACACTAAAATAATTGATTTGTACAAAGATTTGCTTGACTAGACACACATTGTTAATATATACAACAGATCAATAATAAAAGACGGAGGATGCAATGACTGTAACTGTGGATAAGTTGACAAAAACGTATATAAAAATACGTGAGAAACGGGCCGAATTATCTAAAGAATTTAAGGAGCAGGACGGTACACTATCTGCTCAACTAGATAAGATTAAACAGGCTCTCCTATCTCACTGCAAGGAACACGCAGTGGATAGTGTTAGGACTTCCGAAGGATTATTTTACAGGTCTGTTAAGCAGCGGTATTGGACTAGCGATTGGGAAAGCATGAACGCTTTTATCATGGAGCATGACGTACCGCACTTTTACGAAAAGCGGCTTAACCAAACTAACATAAAGCAATTCTTGGAAGAAAACCCCGACCTCGTACCCAAAGGGCTGAACGTGGATTCGGAATACACCGTAGCTGTGAGGAAAAAA